CATTCCCTTGGTCGCTACCGGTGATGCGCTGGTAACTGCCGTTTGACGTATCAACATCAAGAGCGTATCCGGCAGACGGAGTTCTGTTTATTCCAAGTTTTGATCCGTCAAACACCAGCGCCGACCCACTCGTCGCCACCTTGCTGCCGTTCAGGTACAGGACGCCGTTGGCGGTGCCGCCGGAGAGGGTGGGGTTGTTGACAAGCGACAGCACGCCGGAGCTGTTCACGCGCAGCGCCTCTACGCCCGCGGTAGACACCGCCAGCGTATCCGCCGCCGGGAACCAGATGCCGGTGTTGACGTCACCGAACGCGGAGATCGACGGCGTACCAACAGCGCCCGCCGCGAAGCGCGTCACGGCGCCCGTCGAGGTGTGCTGCTGCACTTGCACGCCCGCCGCCACCGACCACCATTCGTTCGTGCCGGCGCGGTAGAGCCCGCTTGAGGGCTCGTTCGAGAACGCGAGCGAGGGCGTCGCCTGCACGCCGTCGGTGATCCGCAGCGGGGCCAGCATCGCACCTTCGCCCGAGCGCGAGAGCGAGTCGGTCACCTCGTTGCCGAGGTCGGCCATTGTGTTGTTCGCCCAGGTGGCGTCGATCAGCGTGCCGCTGACGACCGGGTTGCCGGACGGAAGGGTGTATGTACCGGATGCGTTACGGGGCATTGCTTTCTCCTGCTTACTGCGAACCGGCCACAGCCGACCCGCGCAAAATTCTCAAAAGGGCGTCTTGTTCTGCCGTCAGCGGCTGACCGGAGCGCTCGAGCTGCTCGAGCATCCGCCGCAGCTCCTGCGGGTTCTGCAGAGCCTCGGCGAGCGCACGGTCGCGCTGCGTGTTGGCAAAGGCGCGCAGGGCGTCGATGCCCGTGCGAGCAACGGCCGCGCCTGGCGCACCTGCGGCGCCCGCGATGGCGTCCGCGGCCTGCCCGGCTGCCTCAGCCGCGATGCGATCGCTCGCGGTGTTGCTGCCGCCACCTGCCGTCGCGGTCCTCGCAACACGCTGGGTAATGTTCTGCCGGCGCAGGGCGTCGAGCACCGTATTGAGCCGCGTCTGCGCGGCGCTCGACAGCTGCACGTTGCCTGCGCGATCGGAGCCGCGATTGATGGCGCGGCCGAGCCCGGCCTCAGTGATCTTCGGGACATCGCCCGCGGCGTCTGCCGACACGCCGAGCACGCGCCCGGTGTTGCGGTCGTAGAACGCTTCGCGCACGCGGCCCGCGGCCTTGCTCTGATCGACCAGGCGGGAGCCGGCTGAGTAGTCGTCGACGACGCCCTGCCACTTGCCGCTCGTGACGTTGTTGAGCACGCGGTCGATCTCGCCGAGCACGAGCTTCGTCGCTGCGGAGTCGCGCGGCGCTGCCGCGTAGGCGTTCGGGCTGAGCGGGCTGTACTTGCCGCTCAAGTTGGCGCGGATCTGCTGCAGCACGCCCGGCTGGATCTTGTCGCCGTAGCGCTCGATCTCAGAGCCGATCTGCTGCAGCATGTTGCGCACGGCCGGGTTGGCGGCATCCGGCGTCATCAGCGCGTCGTCGATCGTCCCGGCGAGGTTGCGGACCTCCTGCCGGAACACCTGCGGGTTGACGGCGCCTTGGGCCGCGGCCCAGTTGTTGTCCCACGAGCTCTTTCGAGCCGCGCGTCGGGCGGCCAGATCGCCAGCCTCGCCCGTCGCCGCGCCGAACTCGTCGGCCACCGCACGCGCCTGCGACTGGTCGAAGTCGTACCAGTTGCCGGAGTTCAGTGTGCGGCTGCCACGCTCGAGGCGCGCGAGGTCTGCGCTGTCGAGCTGGGCCGCGGTCGTGAGCGGGATCGGCCCCTGCGGGCCAAGGCCGCGCAGCTGCCCGAGCGTGCGCGACAGTACGTTCTGCCGGGTCGCCTGGTCGGCGCCCTCGCCCGCCGTCTCGCGCACGATCTGCTCCGCGGCACGCTCGCGACCGCCGCCGGCCGTCGTGACGCGTCGAATCTGATTGACGCCCAGGCCAACCGCCGGCAACGCGGCGCTGAACGCCGCCCCCTCGGCTGCATTGCCCAGCACGCTTTCGCCCTCGGCGGTGGGGCGCAAGGCGCCGTATATGCCGCCAGAGAGCACCGCGTCGCCGACGAGGCCCGCAGTACCCAGCTTAGCCGTCGTCGCCGCAGCGGGCGCCATAGCCCGTCCTGCGCGCAGTGCCTGATAGGCGCGCGGCAGAAGCGTGCCGGCGCGAATGGCGGTGTTGGCAAAGGCCCCGACCGGGACCGCGAGCGTCGGCAGTACGTTGCCGGCGACCTGCAGCGCGCCGCCGCCGGTGGTGTTGGCGGCAAGCGCCTCCGCCACCGCGCGCTCGTCGGCCACGCGGCGCTTGAGATCTGCGCCTTTCTGCTTGTTGCCGAACATGTCGTTGAGGCGCTGCTCGGCGCCCGTGAACAGCTCCTGCGCGCCCGCGCCGATGTTCATCGCGGCCTTCTTCAGCCACGACGAGTCCTTCGCCTTGGCGCCGGCCATGCTGCGCATCGTGTTGCGGCGCCACTCGTCGGTGAGCTTCGGGGCGTCGTAGCCTTGCAGCATCCGCTTGAGCTCGTCTTGGGTGATGCCCTCGGGCACCCCCTCGATGACGGTCCCGTCGGGCATTACGACATCAACGGCCATTTGCAAGATCCTCAAACCGCACGCGGCGGTTGCTGCCCGGTTGCTCGCCGCCGCGGTATGCCGGGTTGACGATGACGCCCGCCGGGTCGAGGCCGCGCGTCTGGGCGAGCTGCGAGTACTGCTGCGCGGTCGCCATCAGCTTCGCCTCGGCCGCGCGCTGATAGAGCTGCGCGAGGTTGTTGATTTGCTGAATCGCTACGTCGTTGAGCGGCTCGCCCTTCAAGATGTTGTTCACCAAGTTGCGCGCGCGGCCCTCGAGGCCCTGCGCCTTGATGACGCGGTCGAACTCGCCCTCGCGCACGACCGAGCCGGGGTCGAGGAACTTGTTGAGCAGGATCACGAGCGACTGCTGCGTGATCGCGTCCGGCCTCGTGCCGGGCGGCGTCGCGGAAATTATCTCGGTGATCTTGCGCGTCGCGCCGAGCTCGGTCTGCAAGTCGCCCGTGACCTTGTCGAAGTCGTTGCGCAGCTTGTCCTCAGCGCGCCAATTGCGCGCGTCGTCGGCGTTGCTGTTGCCTCGCATACCGGCAAGCGACATCCGCAGCACGGCGTTGTCTTCCCGCGCTTGCCGCTTGTCGTCCTGGCTGATCTGGAACTGCCCAAGCTGCATCAACCGTTGCGCCTCACGCTCGCGGCTCGCAGAGGGGTCTTTCAGCACCTGCCCGTCGGGGGTAATCGTGGCGCTGCCGATCTTCATGGGCTCGCGCGCGGCCATCGAGCGCTTGAGGTACTGGCCCTGCACGCCCTCAAAGCGCGGCCCGGCATACTGCGCAGCGAGCGCGTTCAGCATCGACGCACCGCCCTCGTCGGCGCGGGTGCGCGCATACGCCTGCGCCTGCGAGTAATCATCCTCCTGCGCGAACATGTCGAGCGCCTTGCGGATGTTCTCCTCGCCCGGCTGCACGGTGTTGGTGACGGTGCCGCCCACACTGACGGCGCGCGCGCGTGGCAGAAGAGAGCGCTTCTTGCGCTCGATCTCTTCCGGCGTTTCTACAATGGCGCCGCGCGCCAGTGCGTCTGAGTAAAAGTCCATGCGGCCTCCGCTACCGGTAGTAGCTCGACGCGGTGAATCCTTCGATGACGTCGTCTTCTTCCTCGGGCTTCTTCTTCAGCCCGCGCGCGGCGCGCAGCGCCTCAAGAGCAGCCTTCTGCCGCGCGTTGAAGTCACGCATACCGGTGTCGACGCCCTGCTGGCCCTTACGAGCGCCGTAGGCTTGCCCGAGCTGGGCGAGCCCCTGCGTGATAGAGGGTGCGACGTAGACGTTGCCGGCCATCTGGCCCTGCAGCGGCTTCATCGACTGCTGGCGCAGCGCATCAACCATCGCCTGTTTGCGCGAGAGTTCGTCCTCTTCGGGCCGCATCGCGCCCATCTGCAACAAGTAGTCGAACATTTGTGACTCATCCATAGATCACCTCACAGCGCGCTGTAGTTGACGGTCAAGTACCCGCTGGCGTGACGCTTGACGAGTTCGGGGCGAACCGCCGCGACCTCCTGCGCAATCACGCCACGCTGGCGATACCCAGCCATGTCGAATTCGTAGATGCCGACGCCGAGCGCGTGCGTGCCGACGCGCTTAATGCGGCGCTTCAGCCGGCGATCGGAGAACATGAACGGGTTACTGATCGCGGCACTGCCCAGGCTGAAGAGCCCGCCCATCGCGTTGCCAAAGCCGGCCTGCTGGGCGTTGTACTGATCCATCGCGGCGTTGTAGCCCATCTGCGTCGCGCCCAAGATGTTCGGCGTCTCCGCGCGGCCCGACTGCGAGAAGTTCGGCATCTGCGGCATACCGACCTGCTGGCCGGTCAACAGCGCATTCATTTCGTTGAGCGACATCCCGCGGCGCTGCATCTGCTCCGCGATCGCCTGCTGCCGCAGCTGGTTCTGCTGGTTGGCATACGACTGGTTCATGTTGAACTGCTGCTGCGCGGCTTGGTTGCCCGCCTGCATACGCGACAGGTCGAGCCCCTGCGCCTGACCGAGCGCCTGGTTCTGGAACTGCGCCGCGGCAAGGTTCTGCCCAAAATTCTGCGCCGACGCGCGGTTGGCGAGATCCGCCTGCCCCATCATCTGCCCGTAGAGCTGCTGCTGCGCCTGGTTGCCAAACTGGCCCGCCTGCAGCCCTTGATTGAACGCCTGCCCCGAAGCCTGGTTGGCGAACTGGCCGCCGGAGAGGTCTTCGTTGAACGCCTGCTGCCGGGCGCCCATCTGCATCCCGTACAGCCGCTGCGCTTCCTGTCCAGCCATGCCGAGCGCGTTGTACCGCTCGCCCGCCTGGCGCTGATTGAGTTCGTCCATCGCGCGCTGGTAGCCGGCGGTGCCGACCTTGAACCCGCGGTTCGACAAGTCGGTCTCCATCGACTGCTGCTGCTGACGCTGCACGGGCGCCATCTGCGCCATGAGGTCGCTTGCGACCTGGTTGCGGAAATCGTTGTTCAGCGTCGGAAGGGCCGGGTTATCGCCGGTCGATAATCCGCGCTGGACAGACTGCTGCGCGACGCCCATCTGCGGGCCGCCGAAATTGAAGCCACCAACCGCGTTTTGCTGCGGGCCGGCGCTGGTCGTGATTCCGCGCGTGTAGTCCGTGATGCCGCTCTGCAGCTGGCCGGGGCCGGACGCCTGCGCCATCTGCGGCAGATTCTGCCAATCGAACGGCTTTGAGTATTCGCTGCCGACGCGGTCCATGAACCCAGACGCGAGATCGCTCCGGTCCTTCTGCAAGCCAATCTGCGCGTCAAGGGCACCCTGCAGCTCTGGCGCGAGCGTGGTGTTCTGCGTCCACTGCGTGACCTTTTGGCCAGTCGCAGGGTCGACAACGTCCTTGGTGTTCCAGCTCGTCGATCCGAACGGCGTGTTCTGCGTCGGACGGTTGGCGTAGTTCTGCATGTTGAGAGCTTCTTTTGAAAGCTCACCCTGCAGCTGCGCTGCTCCGACGTAGTCTGGCGCGGCCGGTGCTTTACCCTTACTCATTGCAACGTCTCCTTCAGAAACCGGCAGTCCTCGCGCCGCAGCTCGAGCAGCACGCAATCGACCGTCTCCGCGATCTGCTTAAAGCCGATTTTTTTGTTGAACCGAATTGCCCTGTCGAAATCCTTTGGCGTCAAACCGTAGACCGCCTTCACGCCAATAGACTCAAACGGATACGCAAATGCAGCCTTTAACAGCCCGCGCGTCAGCGAGTGCCCAGTGTCGAACGCGACGTGCATGAAGCAGCTCTCCGGCGTCCACGAGCCGAACGCAACCGCGGCGGCGATCGTGCCGTCGTCGCGGATCGCAGCGATCGTGCGCAGATCGGTCGACCACGGGATCTGCGTCTGGCGCGTCATCCACTGCCAGATCACCTGCGGCTCATTGGGCTGGTCGGTCGCGAGCTTCATTCGCCAAACAGCTCCTCAATTGTGATTTCACCCTTTGGATCGTTTGCGGTGCCAAGCATGTCGCCCATCGCTGCCAGCAGCGCCATCTCTCGAGCAAGGCTAGTCACAAACGGCATGGAGCCGCCGCGGCCGTCAGGCGCGGGCTCCGTTTCCGCCGGCAGCTCTTCCACCGTCACAGACGTTTCGGGCTCGGGCTCTGCCTCCGGCTCCGTCGCAGCGGCCTGGGTCAGCGCGTTGATGTAGTCGATCACTTCCTCAAGTGTGGGCTCCGCTTGCGGCGCGGGCTCTTCCTGCGGCAGCTCTTCAACTGTCACCGACGCTTCGGGCTCCGGCTCGCTCTTAGGCTCCACAACCGGCGCAGCTACGGGCGGCGCAACCACGGGCGGCGGCGGAGGGGGCGGCGGGGGCGGGAGCTCCTCGACCGTTACCGACACCTCCGGCTCTTCCGGCTTTTGCGGGACTAGTTCTTCCAGAGCCTGCCGCACAGTCAAGTCCTGCGGAATTTCCTCAACCGTGACAGTCGCCTTGGGTTCTGGCTTCTCCTCTTCTGGGATTAGCTCTTCCAGCACCTCGCGCGCCGTAGGCGCAGCCGCCGGCTGCTCTGCCAGTTCTTCCACCGTCACGACGCCAGTCTTTTCTTCCTTCTCAAGCTCTGGCTGCGTACCCGCAGTCGTCGTCTCCGAAGGCGACAATTCTTCAACTGTAACTACGCCTGTCTTTTCTTCCTTTTCGAGTTCGGGCTGCATTCCTGCCAGCGGCGCCTCTTCCGGCGGAAGCTCTTCAACAGTAATGACGCCTTTCTTTTCAAGATCGGCGAGCTCGCCCTCGTCCGCAGGCGGCAGCTCTTCGACGGTAATGACGCCCGTCTTTTCTTGCTCTCGCAGCTCAATAGGCTCGCCCTTCGGGGCAGGCGCAGGCTGTGCTTCCGTTACAGTCTCGGGTTCCGCCTTTTTCTCTGGAATCGTCTCGCCAATCGTGTTCGGGTTCGGCGGGCCAGCAGGAACGGCAGAACTTCCGCCGCCCTTTGCCGCGGGCGGGATATAGGGAATGTCGGCGTACTCCAAAACTTCTGGATTCGCGAGGTACGCCCGAGCAGCGCGCTGACGCAGCGCAACGTCGGTGTTCCTCATCCACGGAAAGTCGAGGAACATGACGTCGCCGCCCATCGTCGCGCCTGGCACGCCAGAGCCGCGCAGGGCCTCGATGAGCGAACTCTTGTACGGCGCTTCGCTCACATCACACCTCCCGGCTCACTCATCATGTGCGACGACGTGAAGATCGTCGCAGGCAGTCCGCGCACCTTCATGCGCAGGCTCGCGTAGTAACCGAGCCCCGTCGTGCCGGCCCAGCTCTGGTAAGTGTTGGCGGAGCCCGCCCACACCGCGACGTTCCACAAGCCGCTGTTCCAGATGCCGCCCGGCGTCTGAACGAACGACGGCGAGCCGCCGACGTTGACGAAGGTGTACTGCGTGTTGATCTGCAGCTTTACCGAAGGCGGCCCCGGCGCGATAAAGATCGGCCGCGCCATCGTGAACTTTTTCAGCACCGCGGGCGTGTTGAAAGAGTTGAACGCGGTCTGCACGTCGCCCTCGAGCGTGGCGCCAGGCGTGCCATTCGTCTCGGTGCCGTCGGTGTTCCCGAGAAACCCCTTTGCAATGCGGCCGTCTTCCGTACCGAAGTACAGCTGCCCGTCGAGCAGCGCAGCGCACGTCATGGGCATACCGGAGAAGTCGCACCAAGCGCCGGTGTTTACGTTCATCGCGAACTGCTGGTAGGTGCCTGTCACCTGCTCCGGCAGCTTGATGATGAGGATGTCCTCGCTCGGCAGCAAAAACACGTCCCAGCTGATCGAGTTGATGTACGAGCGCACGAGCGGGATCAGCACCGACTGAATCTTTTGCGCCGGGCCGGGCGAGACATCGCTGAACTGGCCGTTCACAAGGCGCGAGACGGGCACGAGCCCGAGCTCGGAGAGCATCATCACTTCGCCGCCATAGCCGGTGAAGAAGCGCCCGAACTTGGGCACCTTGCCGACGTACCAGACGCCGCGCAGCGCAAACTTCGACGGGTCAGACGGGTCGGTGCCCGTCCAGACTCCAATGTCGCCCTGCGAGCCGACGACGACGAGGTGGTCGTCGATACCGACGCCGGCGTCGAGAGTCCAGTTGACAAGCCCGCGGATGTATCCGCCGTTGCGGAGTAGCGAGCCCATCTCAAAGCCCGACGCGGTGCCTGCAATTGCATCAACCGTGTCGAGGTAGTAAACGGTCGAGCTGTCCGACACCGTGAACCAGACGCGGTTCTTGAATACCGCGACCGTTTCGGGGCTGCCCGGCAAACCCGTTACCGTTTGCTGCGTCCAGGTCGTGCCGTCGTAAGTCCAATACCCGGCGCCGGGCGAGACCGCGAGCAGATACATGCCGGCGCCGTTCGCAAACTGCGTGACGCTCCAAACATCGTTCGTTGAGCCCGTCGCGCTCACGGCCACCGAAGGCGTGCCGCTCGTGACGTCGTAAATGTTTCCGCCCGCCGCGGCGAACAACTTGTTGTCGCCGATCACGGCGCCGTTGTAGGCAAAGATGGAATCGACCGAGCTGCCGACCGAGCTTGTGTGATACGTCCAGCCCTTGCGCATCTCGACGCCAGTCTGGCGCGGGATCAAGTTCGTCAGCACGAGCGCGTCCGTCGGCCTCATGTCGCTGATCGGGTCGCGATAGTTGAGCCCGCCCACCGGCGCAGGGATGTTGAACACCTGCAGCGTCTGCGCCGCTGCGGAGCGGCGCGGAGCTTTGAATGGTGCGAGCGGGACGAGCGGCATTTAGACCCCGAATCCCGTGTCGGGCGTGTTAGACAGCGGCTGGATGTACGGGTACTTGAAGCTGCGCGCCATCGTCAGCACGGGCGAGCCGCGCTCGTTGCCCTTGCGGTTCTCAAAGTTGACTTGGAAGTCGCGCATCGCGGCCGACGAATCAAAGCCCTTCATCTCAAGCCACTTCACCCGCGCGAGCAGCGTGACGAGGTAGGAGTCGAGCAGAATCGTGTCGCCGTTTTTGATCGCGCGGTTTTTGTATAGCGATGAGTTGTCCTGATCGCGCACCCACGCAACCGACTGGTAAAAGAAACTCAGTGTTTGGGCCGGTGTGGGTGGCGACAGGATGTAAATCATGTTGTCCCGCACCTGCCAGTAGAACGACAGGGTCGGGAGCGTTTGACGGATCAGCAGCTGCTGCCAGAACTGCGGCGAGATCGGCCCAACGGCAGGCCACTGCATCGACGAGTTCCACTGCGTCTGATCGACGAACTCGTAGAAGTCTTCGGGCAATGCAAAGCCCTGCTCGCTGATGCCGGGGCTGCTCGCGAGGATGCTGATGGTGTGGGTCTTGGTCAGCTCCTGCCAATCGTTGAGCGAGATCAGATCTAGCCCAGCGAGGTTGACAGCCTGCACCATCTGGACGACAGCGGGGTCAGTGTCCCCCGCCGGGTCCGCCGGAGTCGGAAAGCTCACCAGCTGCGCAACGTTCTGAACGATCGCGGACAGCGTCGAGTCGTTGACAATCTGGAAAGCCATGCCGGTGTGTTACTCCTCTGACTTCTTGCCCTTCGCGGACATCATCTTCGTGATCGCCTCGATCTGAGCCTGCAGCTCTTCGATCTTGCTATCGCGAGACTTCAGCTCTTCGTTCATCTTCTCAAGCGGGGCGTTGCCCTTGGCGAGCTCCACAAACGCCTTCGCGGCGCGCTTGTCCTCGTTGAACGAAAAGAAATTCTTGCCGACGTTGTCGTTCGCATGCGCGAGCTGCTCGACGGTGTGAATGCCGAAGTAGCGATATTCCTCAACCTTGGTCGGAGTCATCTTCGGCATTGACGAGAGCGGCGTTCCTTCGACGGCGTTGCCCTGGCCGAGCTTCCACTTCTCGTAGCGCGCGGCGAAACGCGCGGCGTCAAGCTCGTTGACCTGGCGATCAATGATGTTCAGCTTGTCGCCGGGCACCATGATCTTGATGAAGTCGCGTTCCTCGTAGATCGCGCGGCCAGCTTCGGTGCTCTTCGCGGCGTTCAGCACCGGCTTGCGGTAGAACTGCACAAAGAGCTTGCCGTCCTCGGCAATGCGGCTCTCGTCGAGGCCGGGTGCGTTCTGCACCGTATTCCAATCTGTTGGCATCGTGGCGGGTACGTTCATCTTGTTTTTTCCTTGTGTGGTTGTGAAAAAGGGACGGCGCAGGAATTACCCCGCACCGTCCCACTCTGCTGCTGAATTACAGCGTCGCGCCGACGGACGGGTAGCTGAAGATGGCGTCCGCGTTCGTGGCGGCAGCGCCGCCGGTCGCGGTGCCGAGCACCACACCAACGATCGCCTCCGAGCTAGCGGTGCCATCGTCATCAACCGCGCCAGCCGTAGCCGTGCTGTTGAGGCGAGTGCCCTTCGCAGCGCTTGCGAGCGTGCGCAGGGAGCCTTTGCCGTAGATTTGGAACCAGCCGTACTCGTTGTCCGCAAGCACAGCCTGCGCCGCACCAACGCGAGAGCCGTGGCCCGAAGCGCCCGGCGCGGTGTTGGTCGTGGTTGCCATCGCGAAGTCAAAGCCGGTGGCCTCAACGCAGAGATAGCCAGCGCCCGTTACGGCGCCATCAGCGCGGCCGTAGACGAATTCCTGGTAGCCGTTGACCGGGTCGTCGTAGCCACCGAGCGTGCCGAGCCGGAAGGCCGGGACGGCTGAAGCAGCTACAACCGCGGTCTTGTCGATTCCGATAATCTGACCAGACATGTTCAATTTCTCCTAAAAAAACCTTGATGAGTTAGGGGATCACCCAAACCCATCAAGGCAAGGGTGACCCCCACCACGGGGCCGATTAGTTCTGGATGCGACCCTGGAACTGCGCGCCCGAGCAAGTCAGGTTGCCGGCCCACGCGAGGATCTGGACTTCGGCGTCCTGATTGATCGCGTAGCGCTTGTTCGGCGACAGACTCACCATGTTGCGGTCCCGGTGCGGACGCATGAACAGGTACTTCGTGTTGAGCATGAAGCCCGTGTTCGCGGGGCAGAACCCACCGATGCCGCCGTCCAGGACCACGTCGGCGTCCATGAACTTGAGCGACGGGAAACCGAGGCTGCCGACCGAGGGGTCGGTGAAGCGCTGGTTGGCCTGCAGCGACGCGGTGTAGATGCCCCAGTAGGCCGAATCGAGCACGATGAGGTCGGGCCGATCCGAACCACGCACGAGCGAAGCCCACAGCGTGTTGAGGCCGGTCTGCATCTGAGCACCAGTCGGGGGCGGCGTCACGCCAGCGGTCGAGAAGTCGTACAACTTCGACTGCCAGAACGTCCAGGTGGCGCGGTCGATGCCACCGTAGGTGCCGGTGGTCGGGTTGGAGGGCACAGCGGCGTTGAGGCCGGTGACTTCCTTGCCGCCCGAGCCGGTGCCGTCGCTGTAGATCGACGCGGCGAGCTTGTTCGCCATCGTGGCTTCGGCCACGTTGATGCGAGACTCAAGCAGGTCGATGAACGCCTCGCGGCCGCTGTTCTGCAGCTGCTCGAGGCCCGAGATCACGACCGGGCAGGCGAGCTGCTTGATCTGGAACTCGGCGGCGCTGATGACGTCCTGAGCCGCAACCGGCAGCAGGTCGTAGCCACTGTAAAAGCCAGCATTGCCGTTCTCGGCAAAGCTCAGCTCCTGGAGGATGGTCGAGCCACCCGAGAACGTCTTCACGTTGCCGCGCTGGTTGAGGCGGGCAAGCAAAGCGTTGTTCTTGGTGACGTTGTCGGCGATCTGCCGGGTGCGCGACTGAATCGTAGTCGCGACGATGTCCGAAATGGACGAGTTTGCAAAAGCCATTGTGATGAAACTCCCACAAGAAAAAATGACAAGGGCTTACGCCCCACCAGTTTTCGTGTGGCCTACGCGAACCTGTTCAGTCCGGTATGTCGTAGGTGGGCGCTTTCGCGCTCCTAGAGCTTCGGTGGCTGTCGGTGCTTTGGCACACCGGAGAAAGTACAGTTTTTAGGCTGCACCTTCCCCGATGTGTTTATAGCATCATCGTGCGTTTGACGCAATAGCCGCTTCAATCGCAGAGCGAATATCGGACGGCTCGCTCTTCGGCGCACCGAGCGCGGGCGCGCCCGACACGCTGACCGCCGCCGCTCGAGCCCTTTGCGCGGCGCCCGTCTGCTGCTGGGCGCCCTTTGCCTTGGCGCGCGCCTCGAGCACCGTGCGCACGCGCGGATTGGACAAGCACGCCTGGCGGTAGGCGTCCTGCAGCGTCAGCTCTCGTCCGCGGCGCTGGGCGATCTCCATGATGTCCGCCATGTCCTCGCGGACGTCCTCGCCGAACTCTGCCTGTTGCAGGAACTGCTGCACCTCGCCCGCCGCCGCCTGCTGGGCCTGCTGCTGCTGGGCGAGCTGCGCCTGCTGGAACTGCGACATGAACTGCTGCACCGGCGCGAGCTGCTGCTGCAGTACCTGCTGCATTTGGTTCTGCACCGGGTCGACGCGCGGCACTTCGCCCGCCAGCGCCGAGTCGAGCTGCTCGATGAACGTCTGCCCGAACCGGCCAACGCCAAACTGCTTGACCATGCCAGCCACCATCTGCGCGAGCTCGGGCGCGGTGCCCGTGCGCAGCTTGGCCGCGGTCGCCATCAGATTGTCGATCGCCTGCAGCGGGTTGCTGTTCTCGGCCTTGATGAACATTTCGTAGGGCCGAATCACTTGGTTGAGCTGATCCGAGAACTTGCGCGCCTCGGCCGTCTCCTGCAGCGTGCGCTGCACTTCCTGCTCGCGTCGGGCGACCTCCGCCCTCACCTGCTCGGGCAACTGCGCCCAGTGCTCGCGCACGTCGGGCCGCCAGGACGCCGGAGCGCGGTCCTTGGGAACCGCCTTGGGCTCGGCCTTGGGGCCGGGCTGGATGCCCTGCGCGGGCTCTGCGGCGGCTTTCTCCGCCGTCTCGGGCGCCACGGGCGCGTCCTTGGGCTTGAACCGTCCCTTCTCGTCGCGGCCCTCGCTTTTGGGTGCCTCCGGCGCCGGGGCGGCGGGCTCGCTGGCCGGCTCGCTGGCCGGTTCGCTGACGGGCTCTGGTGCTGAAGTTTCTACGGGCTCGTCGACGGGCACTGCCGCCTCGAGGGCGTCTCTGATCGTGGTGGTGTCACTCATGGGTTACCTTCTGTTTTGGAGTCGTTCAATCGCGTTTCGAATGTCCTGTTTGCGCACCGAGCCGCCCTGCGTGTAGTACCGCTCGCGCTCGACCTTGGCTTTTGCCCAAGTGTCCTTAAAGTCGTCCGCGGTCGTGAGGCCCGTGCGCTTCATGTACTCGCGGTGCCGCTTGCGGCTTGAGATGTCCGCGCCGTCGGTCGCGCGCAGTCCGTCGTAGTGCCGATCGCCCCAAAGGCCTCCCAGGTGATTGAGCGCGCCCCTTTTGCCCGCCGGGCGGTAGTCGGGGGTGATTTCGACGAGATCCTTGAGCTCGTCATCCCATATGTAGCGTCTGCGTGTCATCGTTGCTATAATCTCAACAGGAGGAACGTATGAAAGACGTAGTAATCGTGACGGGAGACAAGGTTGTGCGAGTGCCGCAAAGCACCTGGGGCGCGTTTTTGCGCGCGGCCGGATTGGTTATAGACACTGGCGACATGTTTCCCTTACTTGACCAAGTTGTTTCGGCAGCCGAGCTGCGCAAGGTGAAAGACCTCAAGATCGAGCTTGACGATCACAGCTCGTCCTCGTCTTGACCCATTAGCGCGGCTGTGCCGACGCCAGCCGCTCCGATGCCGTACATCGGGCCCATCTTGCGGATGAGGTTCTTGCGTAGCACTTCCTCGGGAGACAGCCCGGTGATGCGTGCTGTGCGCTCGATCGCCTCGTTGACGTGCTGAATCATCGGCTTTCCTGCCGTGCCCTTCAGCCCTGCCCACATAACGTCCTGAGCCTCTGCCGCGGGCACTTTGTTCTGCCGTGCAATGTCTCCGACGATCGCCTCCATCACCCCGTAGGAATCGCCAGGGGGCGCCTTTAGCCCTTTCTCAAACCCGCCGCTCATCTGCTCGTCAATCGTTGCGCGGTTGCGATGGCCTTGGAAGTTCGCCGAGAAATTGAAGCGCTTCGGCGTCTCGCCCGCGACGAAATTGCGCCCGCGGTTGATGACCTTGTCGTACATCTCAAGGTTGCCGCCGGCGTACCGGCCGCCAATGGGGAACGGCAAGTCATACGCCTTGTCGGGAATAGCCTGGTTCCTTGCGCGCTGGAAATTTCCGTAGTGCGCCATCATCAGATTGTCGGTCGGATCTGCGCCGCCGGTGGTCGCCGCCATTGCGTCGGCAAAGTCGGTCTTGAACGCGGCGCGTCCGGCCTTCTCGCCGAGCTCGTCCGTGTAAGCCTTCTCGAGCTGGCCCATCGCGTACCAGCGCTGCGCGTTCGGGTCTGCGTTCCCGCGTAGGAACGCCGCCTGCAATCGCTGGCGAACCTCTGGCGTATCGAATCGCGACTTGTACTTGTCGATGGTCGCCTGCTTCTTCGGCATTGCATCCGTCAAGGTGTCGCCTTGCAGCGGGTAATTTGACGCGTCAACGTAATAGCGCTCGTCTACGTTGAAATATGGCGTGTAGTTGCCGGCGTCGATGTCCTTCTGCGCAACCTGGCGAGCCTTCTGAACCGCCTTTGCTTCTGGCGAAAGATCTTTGCCTAAAAATTTCTCGCCTTTCTTTTTGTCCATCTTCCACACCGGCGGCGCGCGGTCTGGATAGTCGACAGCGACCTTTGCCGGGTCATACCCGCGCAAAGCGTCGACGGTATTCTTTGCCTTTCGGCCTTTGTTCGCCGCCTTCGCAACGCCGCCGACAACGGGCACACCGGCCGCGGCCGAAAGCACCATGCCGAGCTTGTCGTTATCGCGCCGCGCGCGCTCAAAGTCGCGACCGGCTTGAGCTGTGCCAACAACGGGCACAAAGCCGAGCGCAATATCCGCGCCAATATCGGCCGCGTCCTGATCAGCTGGCGAGTTCAGGCTTACCATGCTTGCAGCACGTCGCCGCAGTTCTTTGATTAGCTCTTCCATACCCCACCTAGTTCATCAACAACAGCCATTCTTCCTCGCGCCGGCGCTTGCGCGTGCGGCGCTCCTGCTCTGCAATGAACGCATCCACGAGCGCTCGCGCGCGGGCTTGCGCCTCAGCGGTGCGGGCACGCTCTGCTTCCACTCCAAACGCATTCAACTGCTCAACAACCATCTGCGCGACTTCGGCCGCGTTAAAGGCAGGCGGAACCGGCAGCGCGATCTGCTTGCCCTCGTCGGGCAGTACCGCCACGACGTTGCCTCGCGTCACTACAACCGCCGCCTCGGCAAACGGGTCGATCATTGCCAAAATGCGCTGCCGAATGTCTTCCTTCGTGCGCAGCTCGTCCTCGAACTCGCGCTGCTTGGCGCGCCGACGCCGCGGCGGATATCCTCCGCGCGTCTCCTGCACGGGCGGTGGCGGGGCAATGGCAGCGCCCCACCAGTTGCCAGGATATTCGCCGACGTACTGTCCGAAGTAACTCATGTCGGGTCGACCGTAGTGATCGTGCGATCGCCGTCGGTGTAAGACGCCTCGACGCGGATCGTCGTGCCGTCCTGCGAACGGAACACCATCGTGTTTCCTTCAAGGCCGGTGGCATCGCCAGCGTTGATTGCGAGCAGCAGACGCATCACATCGCGCAGCGTGAGCGTGCCCTCGACGATGCCGAGCAGCGGGTCGGCGGCAGAGCCTGCCGAGTTGAGCAATTCGCCCATCGTGCCGGGCTCGTTGTACTGGTTGGCGAGCGCAGACCACACAGCCGCCGAAAGCGATTGCGGCGAAAGCTCTGTGAATGGCGTCACCGCGCCTTCAAGGTTGCCCGTTGCGCGCGGCGTGGCAGTAACCGTGAACGTCACGAGCGCGCTTGCAACGGCGTCGATGATTGCGCCAAGCGTTGAAGGCCCAACCGTGAACGTTACCGACGTCGCGCCAACCGCCTGCAATGCGCCGGCGATGTTGCCGCCAACAGTGAACGTGACGCTGCTGCTGCCGATGGCGCTGACGACAAGATCGAGCTGGCTTGGGCCGACTGTAAACGTAAGGGTCGTCGGGCCAGTGAGATTGACGCCGGCGGCGACGTTCAGCGGCGAAACGTCGAACGACGCGCCGACATAAGTAAACGCCGACATCGCGCCGCCCTGGTAAGGCAGCACCCACGACGACGGCGCAAGGTGGCCGTAGGGGATGCCCGCAAGCTCGGAAGGTATGCCTTGCCCTACGCTCTGGTTGCGCAGATCCGTGCGCCCCCACATCGAGCGCAGAGTGCCGGGGTCGCCGCCGATCAATCGAAACGGCAGCTGGGCCAGCAGGGTCGTGTTCTGCTTTAGCCCCACCCGAACTCCACAGAGCCGTAGAAGTTAGTGCTTGCAGCCGTCGCAGCGCCCGCAAAATAAAGCCACGTCAGACACGCGCCGTCCATCACTCGCGGCAGGCTCGGCAATTGGTTCAACAGGTCGCGCTCGGCAGCGACCGATACGGTCGTGAGCGGCAACGTGAGCAACGGTCGCGCAAGGCACAACGCCATCACGCCCGCGGTGTTGGCGGCCGACATCGTGACTGAGGCCACGTTTGACACGCCAGTGTCGCCCGACGCCAGCGGCAGGAAGGGGCCGTAGTTGTTGGCGGCCGTTCCGCTGTGCGGAACGTGACCGACGATTGCTGAGGCGGTCATCGCAACCGTCACCGGCAGCGAGCGACCAGAGGTCGGCGTCGTGTTGGAGTACGACAACGCCAAGTTCTGCGCGGTTGCGCCAGCGGCGGTCGTAATCACGCTGAACAAGCGGCAACCAGCGCCGTTCGTGTACCGCAGCGTCGGGGTGCCAGTCAGCGTCTGAGCCAGCGCCGAGTTCAACTGAATGCCGGGCCAGTACCCTTGCAGATCGACAAGCATCAACTGCCCAGGCACGCCAGTCGCGACGCCCGTCACAGCCTGCACGTTGAGGACGTGCTTAGTGTCGGTCGAGACGTTGCCGCCGTTTGGCAAACCAAAGATCTGCGTACCATTGCCAGTCGTCTCGTCGCATGACCGCCACGCCAGCGCAGTGCCCGCCCAAGCGTTTGCAACAGGCGTGCCCGCGAGGTTTGAGAAGTCATACCAACGACCAGCCGTGTACGCGCTTGCGCCGGTGATTTTGTTCCAGTCGAAGCGCGCGAACTTGCCGTTCGTGATTTCACTGACCAAGTCATCCATTGAAGAAAAAGGCATGATTAGCTCCAGGCAAAATGAACGAACCCGCGCAGAACCGGTGCGGTCGCAGATGCGTTGTTGATGATCCAGTTTAGATAGGCGCCGTTCTCAACCTTCGGGCACGAAGCCGATTGCGGAACCATGACTTTTTCGGCAGCGGTGCTGTTTTCGCGAAGCTGCAGATGCGCAAGCGGTTTTACTAAAACGGCGTTCAAAAACCCGCCCGGCGCGCCGGCCACAGTCACGGATTCGATGCTGCGAATTCCTTTGTCGCCATTTGCGAGAGGAACAAAGGGCGCTTCAGCGCTTGCCGCGTTGCTTGAGGATGACGTGTTGACAATGCAGCCAATGACAGAGCTGAGGTTGATGCCGAACGTCGTCGTGCGACCAGATACGCCTGCGCTGTTGGTGTAGCTCATCGTCACGGTGCCGCTCTGCGCCATTGGCGTCTGCACAACAAACATGCACCGCACGCCTTCGCCAGAGGTGTATCGCGGAAGCGTCAGCGTGTTGTCCATCGTTTGCGCGTCGGTGCTGTCTCCGTCAATGAGCGGATAAAACATCACATAATCTGCGAGCAACATGTAAAGCGGAACGCCAGCAGAAACTGAAACGGCCTGCATTGCGTGGATGTACTTGCTTTGCCCGCTTTCCGGCTGCGGCCCGACGTAAATGCCGCGGTTTCCCGATCCAGTAACCGGCGTCGCCTCAAGCTGCACGCCGACGTATGGGTTGTAGATAGGGATACCGGCGCCGACCGATGCGTCCGCCCAGCGCCCTGCGCCTGGTGCAGGCACAGACGTCTTAAAGAAAAACGACTGCCATTCGCGGCCGTTCTCCGCTACAGCGGCGGCAAGTGGTGCAATGCCGTTAAAGGCCATCGTCTGCCTCCATCACCTCGACGCTGCCGTCGGGATGATCTGGGCAATGCTCGACGCTGCCGTCCTCCAATTGGAGCAGCTCACGCAAGCAATGCACACAGACGTAGCGCCACACATTAGTCGACCGTTACAGTCAACGCGCCGGCAGCGAACTGCGGCTGAATGCCGTTGCTGATCGACAGCGACGACGTCAGCGAGCCCTTGAAAATGAGGTTGCCGGCGCCCGACAAGTCGGTGCCAATGCCGAAGTGCGTCGCGGTCGCGCTGCCGCCCGTGCATTGTCCGAACTGAACGAGCGCGGTGTTGCTGATCGTCGAGGTCGACAGCGTCCAGCCGCCCGCAGCACGATTGACGGCCACGCGCGCGTATCCGGTGTATGAAACCTCATTCGTCGACTGACTGCCGGCCTCGCCGGGATCTGCGGTGTGAAGCGAAACGTAGAACGACCCCGCCGTGGCAGAGTTCTGCAATCCAGCGGCGTCGCCAATGTTTGCCCAGTCGAGATTAAGGAACAACAAGTTGAGCAGGTTTGCCTCTGCGGCATTGGTCATCGACATCGAAATTCTCCTGTTAGTTCATCGGCCGGCCAAAATCGGGCAACACGCCAACCGGGCCGACCGGGGAAGGCATGGGATCTTCGTCTTCCTCGCGAACTTCAACGATGTCGCCGTTCGCGTCGCGCACAGGAATGCGCTTCTTTTTCTTTGCCAGCGTCTGCATCAACTGCTGAAGCTGCTCGGATGACTGTGCCTGGCCTGCGTCCGTCTTTTCGGACAACTCACCGACCGCGCCAGAGAGCTGCTTGAACTGCGTCTGATCGCGCTGCGCTTGCATCATCGCCATCATGGCTTCGTACTGCGCCGCCATCTGATCGAACTTGGCCTGCATCTCAATCTTCTGCAGTTCAACCGACGCCTTGAGCGCGGCGACCTTCTCGTCGCTCTGCGACTCGAGCATCGCGATACGCTCGTTCGACTTGATCTTCTCCGCCTCGAGCAGCAACTGCGGGTCGGGCTGCGGCTGCGGCGGGTTCTGCAGCTGCTGGTTCATGGCGCCGATCGCCTGGTCGAGCACGCTCTCGATCTCGGTCGACACGCGGAACTTCGCGACCGCCCACTGCATCAAGCGCAGCAAGAAGGGCCCCGCACCCGGCGTCTGCTGCGCAACGGGCGAGACCTGCGAGATGAACGCGCCCAGGCCCTGCATGAACTGCACCGCCGCGTCGCGCTCTGCCGCCCAGTCCATCGCCGCCATCGAGTCGGCCTCGACAGAGATGCGGTACTCGGCGAGCTTCTCGTCCTTGATGAGCTGGATCGC